AAAATAGTAAAAAGATAGAACAACGAAAGAAAAACGAGAGATAGCATTAAAAGGTGGAAAAGCAAGTGGTGAAGCAAGACGTGAAAAAAAATTGCTTAAAGATACATTACAAGCATTACTTGAATTAAAAGATAATAAAGGTATAACAGGTCAAGAGCAGATATGTTTAGCATTATTTAAAAAAGCAAAATCAGGTGATACAAAAGCGTTTGAAGTAATTAGAGATACAACAGGTCAAATTATTCAACAAAAAGTACAAGTTGAAAACGTACCTATTATAAAAGATGATGTATAGAAAGGAGAGGTGTTATGATTAGTTTAAGACAATTAATCGCACCTTCTTTTTATGATGTTCACAAAATGATTAAAGAACACAAATACACGCATTATGTATTTAGTGGTGGACGTGGTAGTACAAAATCATCATTTATTAGTATAGAAATTATATTAAATATGATGAAAGACGAAAACGCAAATGCAGTTGTTTTACGTAAAATAGGAAATACACTTGAAAGTTCTGTATTTAATCAATTAATATGGGCAATTCAAATGTTAGGCGTAAGTGCATATTGGCAAATAAAAAAATCGCCATTAGAATTAACTTATATTCCTTATGGAAATAAAATAGTATTAAGGTCAAGTGATGACCCTATTAAGTTAAAGTCAATTAAATTTGTAAAAGGCTATTCAAGATATAATTGGTATGAAGAATGGACAGAATTTACAGCAGAAGAAACACGAAGCATTAATCAATCATTATTGCGTGGTGGCGACAAATTTGATGTATATTATTCATACAACCCACCTAAATCAATATCAAATTGGGTAAATCAAGAAGTATTAATTAATCGTGAAGATAGATACGTTCACAAATCAACTTATCTTGACGTACCAAGAGAATGGTTAGGTGAACAATTCTTTATTGAAGCAGAACATTTAAAAGAAACAAAGCCAAAAGAATACGCAAACGAATATTTAGGCGAAATAACAGGAACTGGTGGCGTTGTCTTTGATAATGTAGAGCTAAAAGAGATAACTAACGAAGAATTATCACACTATGACAAGATTAAAGATGGCATAGACTTTGGTTTTGCAGTAGACCCATCAGTTTATACACAAAATCACTTTGACAAGACTAGACGCATTTTATACATCTTTAACGAGATATACGAAGTTGGTTTATCAAATCGTAAGCTATGGGAAAGAATAATTGAAAAGAAAATATCGCATAGTCAAATAACAGCAGATAGTGCCGAACCAAAATCAATAGCAGAATTAAACGCATTAGGACAAATGCAAGTATTAAGTGCAAAGAAAGGACCAGATAGCGTTGAATTTGGCGTTAAATGGTTGCAAAAATTAGATAAAATCATAATAGACCCTATTAGATGTCCAAACACAGCAAGAGAATTTACAACGTATGAATACGATAGAGATAAAGACGGAAACTTTATATCACGATACCCAGACAAAAACAATCATAGTATAGACGCAACAAGATATAGTCGTGAACAAGATATGAAAAGCAATACAATTAATTTTGGTTTTAACACAATAATATAAAATTATGTTATAATAGATTTGGAGGGTAGTATGCAAGACGGAAAGAGATGGATTTACTATAAAGGTAGAAGAATATTAGTCAATGCAAATGGAAATATTGTTAAAGATAACAAAAAACACGAGATAACAGAAACAAAAGATAAAGACTTTAAAAACTATTATAAATTAAGTTATAAAATAGATAAAAAAGAAGTAGGACATTTAGAATATCAAAAAAACAATGATAATATAACAATAAATTCAATAAAAACAAACAAAGATTATCAAAGACAAGGCATAGCAACTTCATTATTACAAGAATTAAAAAAGAAATTTGGCGATAGAATATATAAATTTAGTGCAGTTTTAGATGATGGCGAAAAGTTATTAAAAAGCAAAACTAACATAATAAGAAAAGATGATTATGATTATTATGTTAAAATAAAATGAGGTAATAAATGACAAGAAGTTTAATATTATATACTAACAATAGTCAAAAATACATAGAACGTCTTTTAAAAAGCATATTAGAGCAAATAGACGAAACAAAAGAAGAATTAATTATTATTGATGATTGTTCGACAGATAACACGGTGCCATTGATAGTAAACACAATAGGACTTAACTTTACAGATGAAGAACATTACAAGTTTTATATTAATATGCAAAGAAAAGGCAAATGCGAAAGCGTAAAAATGGGTAAACAAGTTGCGAAAGGCGACTTTAAGTTTATAATAAATAAAAAAAGGAGGATTAAGTTGGTATGATACAAATCAGCAATGTTGAAGAATTAAAAAGCGAAGATATGCAAAAGCTAGTAGATATGATTACACCAGAACTTAACAAGCGAAAAGAATTATATTTACGATACAAAAGAAAAGCAAAGAATAGCGATTTAATTTATCAAAATGCAGATAAGAAAAATGGCGTAGTTCCACTTGAAAGATACATCATAAACGTATCAAGTGGCTATCTTGGTGGAAAAGCACCAAAATACATTGTAGAAAATACAAGCGATAAAGAAAAGCAAGGAATAATAAAACAATTACTTAATAAAATAATAGGCGAAAATAAATATCAAAAAGAAATGGAAGTCTTAATTGATTACATAACAAATTACAATGATGATAACAACGAACATTACACGCTAGTAAAAGATATATTAACATTTAGTGCGTGTTATGAGTATATATATGAAAATCAAGACAACGAAATTGTATATGGCAGACTAGACCCATTACAAACGGTTGCTATATGGGACTATTCAACACCATCAAATATAGTTGGACTTGTTAGATATTATCAAGAAAAAGATATTAATGACAAAGAAACAGAAGTAATTGAATTAATTGATAAAACTGGTTTAAGAGTATTTAAAAATAAAGTCAATGTAAAAATACCTAGTCAAAAGAAAAAATGGGAAGAAACAAAAAATCTTGACGAAAAAGGAAAAGACAAAAATAAATTCTATTGGAATGATGTACCAGCAATATGCGTTGAACAAGCAGAAGGAACAGCGTTATTTGAAAGCGTTATTGATTTAATTAAAGATTATGAACAATTATTACAAAATGGTGTAAATACATTTCAATATAACGACCAAGCAAAATTAAAGGTCACTGGTTATGCACCAGAAGAACCATTGACTAAAACAACAAAAAATGGCGATATAATTAAGAACGAAAAACGTGAACAAGAAGATAGAATGTTTCTTGAAGCAAAAGTATTTTATACACCAGATAACACAGGCGACATTGCTTGGATTGAAAAGTCAGTAAATGACGCAAGTTTTCAAAATACTTTAAAAACATTAATAGATTTAGTATTAATGAACACAGGTGTTCCTAATATGACAGATTTAGGTTTTACAAAAGCCGACAATGCGTCTGCAATAGATAGAAAATTCTTTAATCTTGAACAAATGACTATTGACATTGTAAATCAATTAATAATGGCATATAAAAGACGTTGGGAATTAATCTTTAATCGTATCAATATGAAGAAAAATAAAAAATACGATTTTAGAGATGTAAAAATAGAATTACAAAAGAATACACCAGCAAACGAAAGCGAAGTTGTTGATAGTTGGATTAAATTACGTGGTCTTGTAAGCGATAGCACGATAATAGAACACTTGCCTTATAATCTTGACCCACTTGTAGAACAAAACAAGATGGAAGAACAAGAACAATCACAACTAGAAAAAGATTTAAACAGACAAAGTAGTTTTAACGACATAAATGGCGATAAGAAAGAAAACCCATTCGAGAAAAAAGAAGGAGAAAAAGAAGATGAACAAAGAACCAGATAGTTGGATTACAATTAATGGACAACACGTTCCTATATTTGAAGGCGAAGGTAAACGTGAAGCAGTAAGTAGATTTATAAAGAACAAATCACGAGTTTCTAAAAATAAAGATAAATATGAAATTATAAATGAGTATAAAAAACGTAAAGCAACCAACAAATTAGATGAAGATAAATTTGATTGGCGTGGCGATAAGCAAGACTTTAAAAAATTAATACCAGTAAAAGATAACAGATATATAGTTGTTAG